ATGATTTATAGTAGAGCAGGAAATAAAACAGGTATTAGAATTTATTAAAGCCTGATCTTTTAATTTAAAAACAATGTTTAGTTCTTACTCATCAAATAAAATTAATAATTTTGAAATTGAAGTAACTGAAGTACAGCAACAAAATCAGGCTTGGCATAATATGCAAAGTCATTGGGGTATTATTGAAGATTTAGTTGAAGGTAATAGTAAAATTCGTGGAAAAGCTCGTGTTTATTTAAAACAAGAACCAAGAGAAGAAGATGAGTCATATGATGTTCGACTTTCTCGTTCAGTTTGTCCGCCATATTATATTCAAATGGAAAGAATGTTAGCTGGTATGTTAACTCGTAAACCAGTAAGACTTTCAGATGTTCCGGAAGTTATTGAAGAGCAATTATTTGATACAGACCTCGAGGGCAATAATCTAACTAATTTTATATATAATATTTCTCGTTTGTGCATTAGATATGGACATGTTGGGGTTTTAGTTGATGCGCCTGCAGAGGGTGGCCGACCTTATTGGATTCCATATACTCCTAGAGATATTATTGGTTGGAGAACTGAAATACAAAATGGTTTAAGACAACTAACTCAATTAAGATTAACTGAAAGAATAGTAAAACCAAAAGGATTATATGGTGAAGAAACAATTGAACAAATAAGAGTTTTAGAACCAGGTATTTTTAAATTATTTCAAAGAAATAATGATGGTGACTTTAAAAAAGTTGAAGAAGGTAATACAAGTTTAGATTTTATACCATTTAGCATTGCATATAGTAATAAAGTAGGAATTTTTGAAAGCAGACCACCATTAGAAGATATAGCTGAATTAAATATTAAAAGCTATCAAATTCAAAGCGATTATGATAATCAATTACATATAAGCGCAGTACCAATGCTTGCTTTTTTTGGATTTCCTGCAGCCGCAGAAGAAGTAAGTGCCGGACCTAATGAAGCATTATCTTTACCAGAGGGAAGCAGCGCAAGCTATATTGAACCTAATGGAAATAGCTTTCAAGCACAAAAAGAAAGAATTGATAAATTAGAATATCAAATTAATAATTTAGGTTTAGCTGCAATTTTAGGTCAAAAAATGTCTGCAGAAACTGCTCAAAGTCAAATAATTCAAAGAAGTCAAGGTGATAGTACTATGATGGTTTTGAGTCAGCAAATTCAAGATTTAATTGATAATTGTTTAAAATTTCATGCAGCATTTGAAAATCAAAGCGTAGCTGGAACTAGTTTTGTTAATAGAGACTTTACAGATACAAGTTTACAGCCTGCAGAAGTAGATGTTTTATTAAAAATATATGGACAAGGTGTAATAGATCAAGAAGAATTATTAAAAAAATTAGTTGAAGGAGAAATTTTATCTGAAGATTTTGATATAGAATCAATGCTCGACCGTACTCAATTAGGTGATTTACGTGAAACAAATCAAAATGTAAATAATATTTTAAATCAAGAAGAAAATGAATAATGTCTATACCTGAAAAATTTTATAGAAATCAAATTGATTTAAATAAATATGAAAATGATTTAGCTGCAAGATTAATAGATACTTATAATAAAATTATGATAAATGCAGCACAGCGTTTACAAGAAATTCCAATCGGACCTGGATTAGATAAGACAAGAGCAATTAGATTAAAAAGTATTTTAAAACAGGTAAAAACTGATTTAGATAAATGGAAAAATAATAGTTTAGGTATTATGGTTAAAGAGCTAAAAGATGTTGCAAATATACAAAAAGATTTTATTAAAGAATTATTAGAAGATATTGCACCACCTGAGTTGGCTGGTCAGATTAATGCTTTACAATTAGATCCAGATTTTGTAGATTCATTAATAAGATTTGACCCTACAAAAAATAATCAAATTGGTTTACCTAAAGGCAAAATATTTAATGTTTTTAAAGATACAACAAGTTTAAAGGCAATTCAAACGCGTTTTGCTTTAACTGCGTCAATAGGGAAAGAGATAGTTTTACCAAATGGTCAAGTTGTTGAAAAAGCATTTAGAGGTTTAACAGAAAAAACAGCAGAAAGATTTGCACATACTGTAAGACAAGGTTTAGCTGAAGGCCGAAGTTTACAAAGAATACAACGAGAATTAATTGGAACTTTAGATTTTAATTCAAAATCAAAAGGCGGAATAGTTACATCATTAAGTAATGCTCAAACAAAAACTTTAGTAAAAACTACTGTTCATCAATTAAATTCTGAAATAAGTAGAAAAAGTTATCAAATTAATCCTCAAATTGTAAAAAGATGGGAATATTCTGCAATACACGATCAAAAAACATCTGCAATCTGTAGAGCATTAGATGGTAAAAGATATAATGTTGGAGAGGGTCCATATCCACCACAGCATTTTAATTGTAGATCAGTTGATATACCAATTCCATTAGGACCTATAACAGGAAAAGAATTTGTTCCTGACGGTGAAACTTACGGACAATGGTTTGAAAAAAAAGTAATTGAATTAAATAAAAAAAAATCAGGCAAAGGTACTGCTTATGGTCAAAAAGTATTAGGTATTAAAGGATTTGAAATCTTTAAAGGTTTAAGAAAAGAATTAAATTCACCTACTGAGGCTATGAGAAAATTTATTAAAAAAGATGGATCAAGAAAATCATTAGATGAATTGTCAAAGTTATATAAAAAAAATTAATTATAATATTTATAAATAATTAAATAAATGCCATTAAAAAAAGGAAAATCAAAAAAAAATATTTCAAAAAATATAGAAACTTTACGTAAAGAAGGTAAACCTTTTAAACAAGCTATTGCTATTGCTTTATCAACAGCAGGTAAAAAAAGAAAAAAAACAAGACGAAAAAAGAAATAAAAGGTAAAATATTATTAGTTACTTTTTTTATCATGCCTAAAGGTATTGGTTATGGTTCAATGAAAACTAAAAAGAAAAATAAGGGTAAAAAAAAAGCTGTTAAAAAGTAATGGCAAAAGTAAACAAACCAACCGATCCAGAACTATATGCTCGTGTAAAAGCTAAAGTAAAAGCTCGTGTTAAACGTTGGCCTAGTGCTTATGCTAGTGCGCAATTAGTTCAGGCTTATCAAAGAGCTGGAGGTGGTTATACTACTGTAAATAAGCCAAAAGCAAAAATTAAAAAAGGTGCTAAACGTGGCAAGAAAAAAAAGTAGGGCTTCTGGTGGTTTAACCGATTGGTTTAATGAAAAGTGGGTTGATGTAAAAACAGGTAAACCTTGTGGTAGAAAAAAATCTGAAAAAAAACGGAAAGGTTATCCAGCTTGCAGACCAACAAGACGTGTTTCAAGTAAAACACCAAAATTACTTTCAGAACTAACTCCTGCAGAAAAAAAAAGATTTACTAAAGCAAAAACTAGTAAAAAAAAGATTACATTTCAAATGAGACGTAAACGCAAAACAACTACTAAAAAGAAATGAAAATTAAATCAAACAAAATTAATAAAAAAAGAGTTAAATTAACAAAAAGGCAAAAAGATGCTTTACAAAGACACAAAGCAACACATGGTCATTCAAAAAAACATATAGACGAAATGACAAAAGCAATGCTTAATGGTAAAACTTTTATGGAAGCACATACAATTGCTATGAGGAAAAAAGGAAAATGACAACTAAAAGAAAAGTAGTTAAATTTAAAAAAGAAGATAAATCAAAAAAAGGTGGTCTGACTGCTAAAGGAAGAGCAAAATATAATAAAGCTACAGGAGGAAATTTAAAAGCACCAGTTACAGGTAAAGTTAAGCCAGGAAGTAAAGCAGCTAAAAGAAGAAAATCATTTTGTAGTCGTATGAAAGGAATGAAGAAAAAATTAACTGGAACTAAAAAAGCTAATGACCCTAATAGTAGAATTAATAAGGCCTTAAAGCGTTGGAAATGCTAATTTTTTAAAAACAGGGTATATTAGAAATACTTTTATAAAAATTTATGTCTGAAGAAAATCCCGCAACAGCTGTTGATAATTCAGCTGAAATAAATTCTTTAAAAAAAGAAATTGAACTTTTAAAACAAAAAAATAGAGAAGTTGTTGAAGAGAAACAACAATATGCATCTATTCAAAAAAATTTAGCAACTTTACCAGAAGGAACTGATGTTCAAGCTTTAATTGAATTTAAACAAAAAGTTGAACAAGAAAGATTAGAAGAAAAAGGCCAGTACTCTGAAGCACTTAACAAAAGAGAAATACAATTTAAAGAAGCTATTGATAAAAAAGACGAAGAAATATTGTCTTTAAAAAATGAGTTAAAAGAATTAAAATTAGTTACTCCAGCTGTAAGTGCATTATCTGAAATAGTACATGATCCTGATTATGCAATGGCAAAATTAGATAAAGAAAAAATACAGGTCCAAAAAGATGGTTCAGTTTTATATGTTTCTGACGATGGATTTACTACAAAACCAATTCAAGAAGCAGTTAAAGAAAAAGTACAAACGTGGGCTTTAAAAAATCAACAACCTGTTGGAAGTGGTGCCCCTATAGGAAAAACTGAAATTACAGGTTCTATTGCCGGTATTGATGCAAATTTATTAAAAAGATTAGCAAGAGGCGAAGACACCGCTGCGCATGAAATTCATGCTAAATATGGAAGAGATGCTTGGTTAGCTGCTAAAAAATCCGCTCAAGATTACAAATAACAATAAATAAGTTATAGTTTGATTAATACAAAAATTGGCTGTGCTGATTTTCTAAAACTAAATTAAGGCTGTGCTGAAATTTAGAGAGCTGTGCTCAAATTAGTAAATTTTTTTATTCATTAAAAATGGCAACTACTTTAGCTGACATTATTGTGCCTGAGGTTTTTGCGGATAGCATCATAGAAGAAACTACTTTAAGAGATAGCTTTCTTCAAAGTGGTGTTTTAGCTCCCTTACCACAATTAAATTTAAGTTCTACTAATGGCGGAAATTTCGTCAACATCCCTTTTTATAAGGCGAACTTACAAGGAAACTATTCAAGATTGGATGATAGTTCTTCTTTAACACCAAATAAAATTGAACAGAATAGTCAAATTGGAGTTGTTTTAACTTCCGGAGATGCATTTTCTGCAAGACAATTAGCTGGTCAAAAAATTGGTTCTAATTCACCAGATCCAATAACTGCAATAAGACAAAAATTAGGTGCATATATAAACAACGAAAAACAAAAAGATTTGTACAGTTGTTTACAAGGTGCATTTGGTTCCTTAACTGCTAATTCAAGTTCTTCAGCTTTATTTGATTTAACTATTGATTCAGAATCTGGTGATACACCTACTGCATTAGGTGCTGGTACTGTTGCAAAAGCTCAATCACTTTTAGGAGATCAAGGAGATAAGCTAACAACAATTGCAATGCATTCAAAAGTATTTTATGCATTAAAAGAACGTAAGGCTCTTGATTATGTAACAAATACAG